AGACCCCGCGCTTGCACACCGCGACATGGTCGAGGAGGCTGGGATCTCCCTCGATAAACACCTTGCGCCCGTCTTCCGTGGTCAATTTCGTGTTGACCGTCATGTCGTGGAAGTAGACCGCCGGTGAGGTCGAGAGTTCTTCGTCCTCCATCTCCTGGGCGACTTCGTCGTCGTAAATCTTGGCGACACCCCAGACTTCGTCCCCAGCGATATACGGCAAAAAAATGCTTCCCACAACTCTCTCGCTGAACTCTTCCGAATTTAGCAGCGATGTTTTGGGGTGCATGTAGATCACGGGGAGGCCGTTGCACCGCGCCAGGAACTCCGGGTTGAGATAATTGTCCGGGTTTCTGTGGACGAACTCGTCGATCTTCCGACGGTAAGCGACGTCCGTGCCGGTGATCCTGATCGCGAACAGCGTGACACCAGCGGCCGGCGTGCCATAGCGTTGCGGCGACGTCAGACGACCGTCCGCGATTGCGCGAGCAACCCCGAGTTCGTTCATGCTGATTCGGTCGAGCGCCACCCGGCACCCCGGATGAAGCGGCTCCGGCGGCGAATCGATCGGCGACCAGGAATAGCCGACATGCTCACCATCGAGCTCGGGGACAAACTCGTTCGTCACCTTCTGAAGGAACGTCGTGAAGTCGACGCTCGGCATCAGGATCGCGGCACCATTCGGCCCGACGCCAGGCGTCGCCGGGACGGCATCAGCGACAGGAGGCGCCGACACCGTCCCGAGACCGCCACCCGCGGCTTGCAACGCGGAGGAGCCCTTCGTTCTCGTGTGAAGCTTGCGATCGCCCTCGGGGATGAAGCCGATCTCTTCGCGCGTCTCGCGGAGCGCGGTCTGCTCGGCGGTCTCGGCACCTTCCTGGCCGCCGCCGGGGAAATCCCAAAAGCCGGGGAAATCCGGCGCGCCCGGCCCGCGCTTGAGAAACAGCGCGTTGCCGTTGATCGAGGTGAAGAGGATTCCGGCGGCTTTGTTCACTTGGTTTTGTCAGCCCGGTCGCAATATGCGTCGACGCGCGCTGCAAGCCCTACCACGCGATTCAGTGTTGCGTCGAGGCGGATCGCGCGAAGGCGTGCGGGATCGTTGTCGTCACCGCGCCCCTTCAGCAGCGCGTGGATCAGCTTCGCCTCCTTCGGCGAGATCGGCTTGCGTGAGGCCTCGATCGCCTTCTGCACGGCTTCGCGACTGTAGCCCGGGCTGTCCTTCTTCTCGTCGGCGTCCTTGCGCCACGAATCCATCCAAGCGTTGACGCCCTCGACGTCGGCGTCGTCGAACTCCTGCGCGTCGATCCCGCTGAACGTCCCCTTGTTCTTGCCGGCGTAGAGGACCTCCTTGCCGTGCTCGGCGCCATACTCCTTCGTCAGGTTCGCCAGAATCTTCTCACCCTTCGCGGTCAGCGGCATCGGTCAGCCCTCCTCGAATCGTTGCGTTGCAGCAGCGATCGCTTCGCCATGAGCAGCGAGCGTCGTTCCCATCCGCTCGGCGAGCATCAGGTTCGTCTCCTGCTGGATCGTCCATGTCCCGTCCTCATGGCGGGTGACTCCGACTTGGCCGGCGAGACCGAGATCGATTGGAAAGAAAAAACCCGAATGGTCGTCGCTCGCGGTTCCGGTGTGAAACCCGGCGGCTTTCAACCTTTTGCGGATCGCCGACGCGATTAGCTTCTGGACCTCCGCGTCGGTGAGCGTCAGCGTTCTCATCGGCGCCACCATCCATTGTCGTTGTCGGCCTTCGAGAACTGAATATAGGTGTGCGGTCCGGTCACGATGATCGACCTATTGACGATCCCCCAACGTACACGAGCGAACCTCATGCGGCGTCCTCCGCGTCGGCGCGCAGCGCGCTCTCGATCTCATCCAGGTCCGAATCGGTGCGCGCGGCGATCCTGGCCTGGTCGAGCGCGGCCTTCCCCTTGGCCGTCAGCATCTCAGGCGGCAGTTCGCGCAGCGCGTAGAGCCAGCGGTAGTAGCAACGGCAATTCTGGACTATGATCCCGTCGGCGACGTACCAGCCCTTTTCAGTCTGGAGATTGTAGACATGCCCCGTCCATTGCCGCCTTTCGATCGAGACGATGCGCGTCGTTCGTACCTCGAAGGGGAAAGCCTCTTTAGCTTGTCCCGACGGCTGAAGGTTTCGCGCGGCGCCCTTGCGAAGTATCTGGACGTCGACCTCCGCGACGCCTCCGCCGCCAACCGGATCAGGATGGCCCGTGAGGGAGAAGACGGACGGCGCCGGCTCGTGGCCGCCGCTCACAAGGCCCGTACGGGCAGCACGGCTACCATCACCGAAAAAGTTAAACGTGCGAGCCGCCGCAGCACCGGCCGGGGCCACGGAGAAGACGACCTGACAGCGGCTCTCCGCCTTCATGGGCTCGATCCGGAAGCGCAATATCCCTGTGGCATCTACAACATCGACCTCTGCGTCGGTGCCGTCGCCGTGGAATTGCTCAAGCTGCCCACGCACCACCTGAGACGTCCCGCATTCCGCAAGCGCGCTGAATATCTTCGCGATCAAGGGTACGCGGTGATCCTCGTCCTCTTTCGACGAGTCGAGGACCTGATGGGCAACATCGATCACGTCGTCGCCTTCGTTCAAGAAGCCGATCGCCGTCCAGCCGTTCGGCGTAAGGACTGGATGATTCGGTGTCGCGCGGAGCGTTTTGCCGGAGGCCGTAACGATCGTGGTCAGTTCGCCCCGGTAAAAACGCCGATACGCTTTTTCCACACCATCAGCGAATGGCACCCGTGAATCGCCGGGGAAGCAGAACGGCTCCTCAGCGGGCTTTGTGATGTCGTCGGTAAAACCAACGCCGGGTTGCGGCTTTACATAGCCTGCTCGATGAGCCCAACTGTCACGGACTAGATAAACGTTCCCGGTTTCGCGGAAGTCTCGATCCTTATGATCTTCCCTATAATTGTATCCCGGCTGAGTGAAATGTGAGACCCAGCGTCCCGCTATCGCCCCACCGTCCGACGCCAAAATCTCCGAAATCGTCGAAGTAAGCTTATGCCCCTGGTCGATGAGGACCCGTCGTTCCTCGAAGGGGAGTTGGGCGAGGGCCTTTCTGACGCGGTCCTTGGTGTCTCGCTTGTCGGCGTTTTCGGTGCCGCCCTTCGGGATCGACGTCGCCCATCCTTGGAACCGTTGGATTGTTTTATCAACAGCCTGCTCCCGGTTGAGTTTGATGAGATCCGCCGACGCCAGGATGCGGCGGTCGAGTTCGGCGCGCAGCGCGGGCTTGATCCGCTCGAGCGTGAACCGCTCGATGCCGGGGTGGAATTTCACGATGCCGTCCTTCTCGACCATCTTGCGATAGGTTTCCGCGAGGGCGTCCCGGAGCCGCTGGTCGAGTGATTCTGGCGGGATCAGTGATCGCTCCGCAGCCTCTCGGATGAGCCGGGTCCAGCGCGCGACGCGCTCGACGGAGTCGAAACCGTTCTGGATCATGTCCTCGACCGCGGCGGTCAGGACCGATTGGAAATCATCCCCGGACGTCGGCATCTCATGCGTCCTTCTCCAGCGCGTTCCGCAAGCGCCGAGCAAAGCCGGGACGCATGGGCCTTCCCATCACCGGCGCGATGGCGTCGTCGAATCTTTCGATCCGTATCACAGGCAGAACGATGATCAGCGCGTTTTCTTCGGTGCGCACCCGGCTTCGCGGCAGCGGGTCGTAGTCGGAGAACCTGATGATCTTCCCTGTCATGGCGCCCCGCCCATCGACTTGTCCATGATGGCGTCGACGGCGGCATCGGCGGCTTCCTTGGTTGGGTATTCGGGGCCGGCCTTCGCCAGCGCCAGCTTGCCTTCGACCATCGGACGCAGCAGTTGCGCCAAAGTCTTGCCCGCCATTCGGCCGCCCATGTTGAAGGTCGTCAGGCGCTTGCGGTTTGCCTCGAAGGCCGCTGGGTTGGTCGGCGCCGTCGTCCTCGACGTGCCCGCCTCGAAGAGCGCCGGCGCGAAGCTGGACTGAAAGGCGATCCCGTCCCGGAAGGCGCGGACTAGGTTGGTGTGGCGTTCCGACTTCATGACGTCCTGATCCCCTTCCCGTTGATATGGCCGTTCATTGCGCCGTGCGGCTTCGGTGCCCGGGCGACGTTCTTAGCCGCCAGCGAGTCGAAGAGATCGGCGACGGAATCGTCATAAGCCTTGATTGATCGGCGCTTGCGGTCCTGCGAATCGGTCGCCGCAAACGGCTTCTGCGGCTTCGGCTCTTCGAGCCCGGCTTCCGGCTGCGGCGGGACGTATTTCGCGAGCGCGTCGAAGTCGAGGTCGAGTGGCGTCGTGAACATGCGCTTGTTTTCGTTGATGTTGTCCTGGAGAAACTGGATCGCCTTGGCCTTGTTCTCCGGATCGAGTTCGGGCGACAGGACTTCGATCACGGCGATGAGCGCCTTCAGCTTGACGTCGTCGGTCTTGACCTTCTCCGATTCCGGCTCCGTCAGCAGGCTCGGCCAGTTCGCGGCGAAGCTGTTCTGCCACTCGTAGAACGCCTGCTCATAGGGGACCTTTCGATACTTCGGAAAGTCCTTCTGGATGATCGCATAGAAGTCGCGGTTCCACGCGCGGTGCATCACGATCCGATCGAAGAACGCATAGAGCGGGCCCATCCACTCCCGGATGCCGTCGACGAAGCCCGCGACCAGCTTTGCATCCTCCGTCCCCTCCCCGAAGCCCTGCGCGTAGGTTTCCTGCTTGAGGAGGATCGCCGGCATGTCGGCCGACGCCGCGATGTTCTCCAGGATGTTTTGACGGGCCATGCCATAGGCACCGTCGATGTTCTGCATGTTGAGCGTTTCGATCTTCTCGTCCGGCCCGATCGAGATCACGTTGCCGTTCGTCGACTCGCGGATGAAGAGCCGTTTGATGCCGGCGGCGGCATTCATCGCGGCGTTGATGATCGCGCCGGCGGCCTTGAGCGTGGCGATGAAGACGCCAGCCTTCTTCGTCACGAGGTCGTCGGTCACCATCGACTGGACGAACGACTTCAGCGGGAAGAGGCCGCGCTGGAAGACCGACCGGCCGACGAACCCGTAGGCCGACCCCGTGTAGGCGATGTAGACCGGTCGCTCGTGCATGATCGTGATCGTGCGCGAGTGGTGGTAAGGCACGCCGGAGACGGCGATCGTCGTGACCTTCTGGAAGTCCATCGCGTTCGGGTCTTGGTTCAGGACCAAGCTCCCGGCAGTGTTGAGCGGGTCGTAGGCGTTGATGCTGATCGAGAGGTCGGCCAGCTTCTTCATGTCGATCGGTTTGTCCGCCGGGACACCCTCGGCGAGCAGCGCCAGCGACGCGATGCCGTACGCCCGCGCCGTCGCGGCGACGTTGCGGATGTGCTCGTCCGCCCCGATCGCCTTCCACTCCTTCACGAATTGATCGCGGACGCGATCCTCCGGGCTGTTCGGGACGCTGATCTCCCGGGCCTGCGACTGCGCCATCTTGATCGGCGCGTCGACCATCTTCCCGCCGAGCGGGTGATAGAGCCAGATCGTCTTGCATAGCTCATAGGACGGCTGATCGCCCGGCTCGATCTCCTCGCAAGTGAGGAGCGTCAGGAGCGAATTGCCGAGTCTGCTGCCGCCGATCTGGAGTTGGCCCATCGGGTCCTCAGTTGCGGCCGTTCATCCGGGTCGGCATTCCGGGCAGTCCGGGCGCCAGCGCGCGGCCCGGCATCGGCGGGTGTGCAATCGGCGTCTTGGTGATCCCGTCGGCAAAGCCGTCCTTGATGTTCTTCCGGATCGTGAGCGTCGTCGCGAGATCGGACTGGAACGCGCCAGCCAGGAGATTGCCGGTCTGCCATGCGATGATCGCGAGGAGGACCTGAGGCGGAACGCCCGGGCTCAACACCAAGAGGCCACGGAGAACAGTGCCGATGACCTGACGCACGACCGGGCCGGCCGCTTGTTCCATCGCGGTCGCCTGGGCGATGACTTCCGCCGTCACGCCGGGCGGCAGTTCGGGCTGCAACGCCTCCGCCGCTACCTTGTGTTGCGTTTCGGTAATCTTGTCGATCAGTTCCGGTGTCTCACGGGACTTCATGACGTCGACAAGTCTATTTTTGAAGGCCTGCGCGGCCTCATCGGCCTTCTGGCTGAGCGCCGCGCGCTCAGGATCATGGACTTTGGGTTCGGGGGGATCGGTGATCGGGACTTTCTCGCTTCGGTCGGTCATGTTCCTGTTTCCTGTGGTTGCCGTTTAGATTTCCGTGATCCGCAGCCCGCGCCGCGCCAGGATGGCGATAATGCGGTCCGCCTTTTCGACAAACGCCATCTGGTCCGCAACGGGGAGATCGTCCCAAGGTCGACGGGCCAACGTAGGAGGGCACATCTCCGCGAGCATCGCGTCGGCTAGGATCACGCGGATCTTGTCGGTCTTGGTGTCCGTCGCCATCAAAAGCCCTCCGAGTCGCCGAGCGCGATGGTCGCACCGTAGCAGATTTAGCTTAGCGCCACATCCTCACCACCGGAAGCATCGAGAATCTCCCGAGCTGAGAGCAGCCGCTTGTAGAGATCCGGTAAAGGCATCGGAGCCGAACCGGCATCCTGCATGTGCATGAACTCACCGTCCTTGAAGAACGCGACGATGACAACATGCTCCGCGCTGTTTATACCCTAAAAACCTGCCGAATCCCCTAGAGCAATCGCTATTCCGTAGCAAAAGCAGTCAAAGCAAGTCGTCGGACCGACCCGGCGTATTATCGCCGACTCGGAAGCCAACGACTTCCCCCAATAGATGATTGCGCGTTGTGCCCTTGTATATCGTCACCTTGTCGTATGCCCGGCGGCTCATCTTCACGAGGCCGCGGTAGACGTAGCCACTGACGGAGATCGCCCGCTCATCCTTGCCGAGGGCCGTCAGCTTCGAATCGATCGGCGTCGCCGCCATGCCGGCGCGCGCGGCTTGCTGCAGCAGGATCATGCCGGAGGCCTTGTCCTCAATGAAAGCGCCGAGCGAGCCGGTGCGCGATTTACATTCCGCTGCGAACGCCAGGAGGTTTTGATTGACCGTCGGTAGCCAGGTGATGAGCAGGTCGCCCTCGATCTGGACGAGATCCCAATCGAGGATGACCAGCCGATGCTCCGGGCCGATCTTTCCGTCGCCGCTCACCGGCCGGATGATATTGCGGACGACCGCGTAGTAGACCACGCCGGTGCCGTCGTTCTTGCGCCCGGTCTTCGTGGCCGAATCAATGATCGCGAAGACCGCCTCACAGCGCACGGGGAACTCGATCGGCTCGCCGTTGACCAGCAGCTTGTCGCGAGAGAAGAACGCGGCGCCGGACCAGTCGACGAACTCGGCGAGGTATTCCTGCTGATAAACGAGCGGCTGATTGTCGGCCTGGAGCGCGGCGACCTCAGCCCGCGGCAGGAACGGGTTCGATCGCGTCGGCGCGTGAAACTGGACGAAGCCGTGCGCCGGGTTATGGCAGATATCGTAAAGGAAGTTATCCGGGTCGATCCCGTTTGTGTTCGACATCATCAGCGCGCGGCCGCTGTAGTCGAGCAGCGTCGGCTTGATCGACTTCGTCCAGATATCGATCGTCTTCGGCTTCGTGAAGGCCATCTCGTCGCCGATCGCCCGGTGATATTTGCGACCGCGGCCGGCGTTCTCATCCTCGAGCGACCAGAAGTCGATCTGGCCTCCCGTGATCGTCCGGATGACGTGGTCTGTCTTCGACGAGCTCTTCTTGATCGGGTGAAGCATCTCCTCGATGACCTCGAACGATCGTGCCGCGCGCCGGTTCTCCGGGGCGAACCAGCCGACCAGGAGTCCCTTCGCGGCGTCGTCCGCCGCCACCGCCTCGCCGACGACGTTCTTGCCCCAGCGCCGGCCGCAGCGCGCGACCACAAACCTGGCGTGTTGCATGACCCAGCGAAGTTTCGCCTGGGCGGCGTGGAAGGTCGGCAGTTGGACCTTAGCGGTCGTCGCCTCGAACGGCAGCAGCTCTGGCGGATGATTGTGATCCCGGGCGGGAGCGGCTTCGGGCATCAGCCTAAGAGCCTATAGTTCGGAAGTAGTTTCCAAATTCATCTATTTGCCAACCGGCATACAGGGCATCCCGCTGAACAGGCGCCCGTTTCTTGTAGCGTGCCCATCGGCGGTCAAACCTTCGCCTATCGCGATATTCCCTATCAGTTCGATCGCTGATAGCTCGCGCTTCGTTTATCAGTTCGGTTTGCCACGCTGGCTCCGCCATGAGATTTTTCCTCATTGATTGACCGCCTTCGCAGGCGCCGCGAGCGCCAGCGGCTCCTTGTCGTCCTCAGCGTTGATCACCGTCCCCGGCTTGAGGTCGATGACCTCGCCCGCCGGCACAGGCGGCGCAAAATCGTTCGGCATTCCTCCCTCGACCTGGACTTTCGTCACGATCGACGCGCCAACGATCATCGCGGAATAGCGCGGGTCTTGAAATGGTGCCAGCGCCTTCGCAGCATCGATCGCGAGCGTGGCGTATTCCTTGAACAGCGCCGGGTTAGGTTGGCGCCTCGTAACATCCGCCGGCGAAAGCACTTGCCCGGGCGGGAGCGGCTGATGCGTCGCCGCCATCCCCGCGAACAATTCCATGAAGGTTTCAAGCACCTTCTTCGCCCGCCGCGAATCCGGTGTGTTCTTTCGGTCGAGCGTCTCGATCACCGTGTCCTTCGTCAACGCCGCGGCCGCCGCCTCACGGATCAGTCGATCGCGCTCCTCACGCTCGATGGTCGTCTTGTTCTTGTCGCCCTTCCGTCGACCGCCGACGCGCACGCCCTTCGGTGGCCCAGGCTTCTTGCGCGGCACGCCGAATTTCGTCAGCCCACGAGGCGCGTCAGATTGCGGGTCCTGAGGCTTTTCCGGCCCTGGCGCGGGGGTTTTGGGGGGGTCTGACATGTCCTAACCCTAATTAGGTTGGGGATGGTTGGCGAGGGCTATTCGGTAGAGAAGTGGAACTGCGCGCGGGATGGCGGCGTTCTCTCATCGCGCACATAGGAAAGGCGACCACGTCATGCCCCTTGGATTTTGGTTTTGGCTCATCTTCGTGCTGTGCGTGATCTTCACCTCCCGACCGTGGTGGGGAGCGCGTCCGACCTACTGGATCATCGGCGGGTGGTTTTGGCTGTGGATCCTAATTGCCATTTTAG